TCTAGTGTTACACCCATTACTGATTTTTTTGTGCCTTGTAAGCCTTCTAATAGGGCTTCCTTAGTTTCTGCCCAACGTCCGTTTAATAGTTCTGACATTTAAATTTCTCCTTAAAATTTTAGTCCAGCAAGTTTACGAATATCAACAATGTTGCTATCGGTCTCACTGCTATATTTGGTGTTGGAAATCTTATTTCCGGTTACTTCTTTAGCCTCTACTAGTGCCTGTTTCTTCTGCGGAGCCTTACCATTCAATACTGAAGGCAAGTACTTTTCAAAACTTTCGTTTAGACGTTCTGTTTTCACAGACTCCATTAGTTCGCCCATGATTTCTCTTTGTTCCTTGTTTAGAGGATTTAAAAGTTCGTCCATGATTGCTTTTCTTTCTTGACTCTCTTTAAGAGTACGGATCTCAGATTCTTTACTTTCTAGGATTTGTTCAGCTTTGACCACTGCCTCAGCAGCTTCCTTCATTGCCAAATCTTTCAAGTCTATAACTTTGAGTAATTTTGCTGTTTCCGATTTTTCATTTAGGTAGCTGGTTTGATATTCAGCAGCAAAAGCTTCGAATAACTTACGGCCAAAATCTTGACGACGAGCTGCTTCAATGTCTTCTTTCAATGATGTCATTTCGGAACGTAGTCCTTCTGACACTACTGATTCAACCATCTTAGCTGCACGTTGTACAAACTCTTGTTTTACCTTCTTGATTTCTTCGCGGCCTTCACGAACTAAACGAACTTTAGTTTCTGCAAGGTCACGTTTGTCTTGTGTGAACTCTGTAATTTCTTGAGCTAGAGCCTCAACTACGAATTGTTCTAGTTTACCAAACTTATCAGCCATTTGAACTTGATCTTCGTGCAACTCTTTAACTTCTGAAGCTAACTGGCGTGTAACGAATTCATTCATTACAGCAGCATTTGTCTTCATAGCCTTAGCATACTTAACTTTCATTTCTGCTAATTGGTTGCGGTCATCTGCAAATTCAACGATTTCAGCACTTAACTGCTCAGAGATCATACGATCTACTGCTTCAATCATAGTGTTTTTATCATGCTCATATTTTTGTGCAAACTCTTCACGTAATTGTTGAGTAGCAGCTTCTTTAGCCTCAGTAATGCGGGCTTCGAACGCTTGCTCAATTGACTCTTTGATCTCTTCAGAAATCACATTGTTTTCAAATAACGATTTTAGTGCATCCAACATATGATTCTCCTTGTTATTGGAGTTTGCTTATTATATTCAATAAGCTCTCTTTGAGATATTTCTGTGCTTTAGGATCACCTTTAACCTCTTGCGCTATGCGTAAGGCACTTAATCCTCCCTTATTATTCATAAGGTGTTCATAAATTGGTGTTGGGTATGCTCCTGGAGCACTAGGTTGAGCCACCATATCTACTGTGATGATCTCAAAATCTGATACTTCACCGGATCCGTCATCTCTGACATTTCCGGATCCGCGACTTGAAACGCCTAACTTGACTCCGCTTTCCAGCATTGTGCGTATTAGTTGTCCCATAGGGGTTGGTAAAATTTTCAATTTACCGTAACCATTAGGACCGTCCATCCACATATTAACTATCATGTGGGACACACGGTCCAGGTTAATTTTTAGATCATCTGGATGATCCACTTCTCCGAGAACTGAATAACCGTTTTGAATCTGATCATTAAGGGTTTTGACAGCCTTGCCAATCTCTCCAACAGGATAAACACGCTGGTTAGCGTTGCGTATACCGCCCTGGATGCAAATCCCGGACATATACAAGTTTTTCCCATCTTTATCATCAGATTCAACGATCATTTTTGCTTCGTTGAAACTGAGATTCTCTCGGAGGTATAAAGACATATTTTTAGTTTAGTCTCTTTTTATTTCTTTAATGGCTTTAAAGTACTTACTTTGTTATCAGCAGTTTCTTTTGCACCAGCTTTCTCAGCACCGTGGCCAGGTTCTTTCTTCTTGAACGCTGACTTACCTGCATCACTACCTGGACGGTTGTGTACATTTAGACCAGCTGTTAAGTCACCTGCTTTAGGTTTGGCTAAACCGCCTTCTGTGCCGCCTTTCTCTGTTGAAAAACTTTGAGCGATATTAGCTGCTGTACCACCCATGTTGTTTTCACCAGCTACTGTTGACTTAGTGTTAGCACCGTTGTCACCGTGTTGAGGGTTACCAACTTTGTTAACATATTCCATCATGTGCTGTAGTTCGTCCATTGGCTCTTCTTCAGCATCCATATCAGCTTCGATATCGTGCATTGGCATGCCGTCACCATGGATTCCTGGCTCTTGCTCTTCTTCATGCTCTTCGCCAGCTAATAATTGTTCAAATTCAGCTTTAAGGTCTTCTAAGGCATCTTCAAGGTCCATTACGCGATCTTCAATATCTTCACCGCTTTCTTCTTCCTCTCCACCTTCTTCTTCACCTTCTTCTTCTTCGCCTTCTTCTTCACCGCCTTCTTCTTCTTCGCCTTCTTCTTCTTCTTCGCCTTCTTCTTCTTCGGCGGCAGGTGCGTTGTCTGTAGTCTCTTCTTCCTCTGCTTCCTCATTCTTTTGATAAGGATTTCCGGAATCTTGACTAAAGTCAGACTCTAATAATTCTTCGTAAATTTCACGTGATTTTCCAACAACGATGTTGTGGAATATTTCTTTTGCTGCATCTTGATCGTCGTTGATCAGTGCTTCTAGCATGGCTTCAAATTGAGCGCGGTCAGTCATGTTAATTCTCCTGTGGTTTGATATGATACAAGGCTGTAATATATTTACACTATTGTTAAAAAATAGTGTACTTATATAGCAAAATTAGTCTTTTTTGACAAATTTTTGTCTATTGTGGGGCAGGCGGAGGCACAGCGTACATTGAATGTATAAATGCTAGTTCATTTTCCTGTTCTAAAATGTGGGCTTCACTGCTTTTTCTTAATTCGTTTATTTGACCTAGAGTTAATCTAGTCTTGCGTGTATCGGTTCTGTGCATTTGAGAATCGTCACGAGAAGCGTCGTAGCGTAGATCATTAGCTACATTACGTGTATCTGCATCGATGTAAAACAATTCTCTCAATATCATGTAGATATTTATGCTACTGGTGTTGGAGGTTGGCCTGCTGGAGCTGCGGCTGCACCGCCTCCTATGCCTGCTTCAGGATTTGATTCAAGATCGTTAACAATATCTTCAGGTGCTGACATATCGCTAGCGTCTGCCATATCGGCATCCATACCTGCTGCTGATAATCCTGCTGAACGTAGTTCGCCAGCAGCATCGGTGTTATTAGGTTGACCTTTGCCGTTTTCTTCTGCCCATAGACGTTCGTTTTCTGCTACTTCTTCGTCGGTTAATCCTAAGAAACGTTTGGCGGCAAAGCGTTTACTCATGTAAGGAACTGCTTGAATTGTATTAAATGTGTTAATACGCTCTGCATCAATGGTTGCTTGACGACTACTTGCAAAGTTCATTGGTGGATTAAACTGTAATTCAAATAGATTGCTGTCAATGTTCATGCCTTTTGAGTACATAAACATCTTGAATTCTTGGTCAAATACTTCAGTAAGCATAGACTGCAAGCGTTCACAATACTTGTTAAAACGCAATTCTTGAATATATGCTGTGCCTACACGACCATCATTAAAACTTGCTTGACTATCTTCTTGTCCTGTGGGCAAATAGCTTGAAGGAATACGTAGTCCACGGAATAGTTTGTTGGTAAAGTAGCGTAGGTCGTCAATTTCGCCAATGTTTTTACCGCCTTCTAGGATCTTAACATCTGATCCTTTACCATCTGCTGTCTTAGGGAAGTAGTAGTCTTCGTTAATACTCAACGGATTGTACGCACTGTCTATAACATTCTGTCCACCACCAGTTTGCGATGGAATGCGGCGTTGATGTATTTCATTTTTAACACGTTCCACAAATGCCATAGCAAGGTGGCTGGGCATATTACCTACGTCAATACTGAATACTCTGCGCTCTGGAGCACGTTGTATACGATAGATTAGAATAGCATCTTCTAATAGTTCTTTCTGTTTGTAGACTTTGAATACGTTTTCTAGTAGACTGTTGCCAAATGGGAAATTTTGATCTAGGCCTTCTGACAGACTTAGATGTACCATGTGTTTGGCATCAATGGCATCTTCTTTCATCTGCAGGCCAAAACGGTTACTGCTTGAAGTACTTCCGCCACCTGTTGAGCCCTGTTGGCTAGCACCTTGTCCTAGATATCCGCTGGCAGGTACAGGACCGCCTCCGGTTTGTCGAGGATTAATATTAGGTGTTATCTGTGTGGCCACTAGATTAATAAAGTTAGGTGCTAGATCTTTGACCACATACTGCTCGGGTTTCTTACCTTCACTTTCGTTAACAATGATCTTGACTAGATTGCTGGAATCGATGTAATTCCATTTTTGATTTTCTGGATCACGAATAAAAAATGCATCGCCGTATTTGAATACATTTCGTACAATACGGAATATACGTGTGTCAAACTGCTGTAGTTTGTTCCACTGCTGTAGGTATTCACCTAGAATCTTAACTTCAGCGTTAGTAGCTTTGTTGCGCCACTTGACTGAAAAGGCGCTTTTTGAATCTTTTAATTTTTGTGTGCAGAATTCTGCAAGGATATCTAAGGCCGCATTAACTTCCGGATCACTATCCATAACTTCATATTGCTGATAGCGTTCTAGTCGATTAGGACTGCCTGAGTAAACATCGGGCAAATAGCTAGAATAGTTGGCTCTAGCTGGTCCAGGACGTGTGCCTGAATTTTGACCACTAATTGGTCCCAGGTTTTGTCCATTTACAGGTACTGGCGTGAAGTACTTTTTCCAGCTCATTGTTTATCCTTATCTATCAATCGAATCTATTATTTGACATGCCACGAGTAGCTTTTACCTGCTTGCCACTGTAGTTGCTAATAGTTTCCAAATATGATATCATCATTCCGTTAGACTTATTTAACTTATCTAGGGACTCTACCACGTCAGATAAGGTTGCGCCTTGATTTCCAGAAAACACATTGGATACGTTAGGAATTGCTGCTTGAGCCTGCGGTAATAATTGGCTAAGCTGACTAGATACTCCTGATAAATCTGGACCAGCACTGGGTATTTTACCCCGCATGTCGTTGACAAATTCGTTAATCTTGCCAAACGGTACAACAGCTTCAGGACCATTTTCGCGAATATTGGCTAGACCACTAGGACCACCAAACCACGAACCCCACACATCTTTAGATCCTTCTGCTTCGCCTTTAATTCCTTTACCGTCAATAGTCAATGAAGTTACAGTACCCACAGTCATGTTAGCAATCTGACCAATTTTATTACCAATTTCTCCTAGTAGATCGCCTGTAGTACTAGTGGAACGCATGCCCTGTATTTGTCTTTTAACAGCATCGGCTGGACTTTCACCTGGCACAGGTACATTAGTTCCTTTGCCTTGTGTTCCTCTAAGAGTTTCTTCTGCAACTTGTTTAGCATCTGCCTCGGGAGTACGTCTTAGATATTTGTCAGCCATAGCAGATAACGTTGGCGCAATCTTATCATTTAACGGCGTTGCTATTCCTCGCATAGCCGTAGCAAGTATGTCGTTGTACTTATTTTGTACAGCTATAATTGCCGCAGTACTTCCCGAACCAGCAGTTGGTGTATCAGCAGCTTTTGATTGTTTTATTGCTTCTGCTGCTATAACTTCTGGACTTGCATTTTTAAACTGGGGATCAGATCTAATAGCAGTTACAATATCAGTATAGGATTTAGTAGCTTTGAAATTAGGATCAAGTACAGACTCATTTAGGGGATTCCTGTTGCCTTGCGTTCTTGCGAGTAATAGTGTTCGATCATTGTCATTCTTTTCTGCGCCTGCAAGAAATTTATTCTGGGCGGCAGTAACTGCTTCTGCATTGCCTTCGCCAACTGCTTTTGCAGAATCAAGTATTGCTTGGCCTTGATCACCTAATATACTAACATATTGTGCGGTTTTTTGAGAAGTCAGTGCTCCTTCATTAGCAAATGCATCTTTAAAGGCAGCAACTGCACCTTCACCGCCGGCTGCTTTAGTGAAATCTAATTGTCTTAAATATTGCTCTCTTGCTGCTTTTGCATAATTTGTGCCATTTTTAGCATCATCAAGTTCCATTAATTTAAATCTTGCTTGAATTTGAGAATCTAATGCGGCCTTTCTATTTTCTTCTTCTAAGTTTTTACGATTTACACCAGTGAGTTTAGCAACTTTATCCATTTCAAATGCTAGTTTCTGTGTTGAGTCTACAGCATCTTTGCCGGCTTGCGAGCCAGCTACTGCGTTTGTTCGTTGAAAACTAATCACCGATGCTAGTGTTTCATTGAGTTCAGTATTTGCAAAACCCATTTCTTGCAATCTTTGCGTCACTGGGCCTAACTCAGAATCAAACGCAAACATGCTATTACTGAGCTTACTAAATTCTTGAGCTCCTTTAGCAACATTACCACCTAATACTGCAAGACCTGGACCTTGCTCTTTGATTAAATCTGAATATTCAGAAAGCGATAGTCTCGCCACACTAGCAGAAGTAGCCATTGACACAATATCATTGTCAAAATTTGCTCCAGCAGCACTGAGTTCTCTCCAGGTACCTAAATTATCATGAATGGCAGTTTTAAGGCCGTTAAACACTAAAGCTGCTTCTGCTGCGCCGGCGCCAGCTGTTCTAAGACCTATTTCTAAAGGTTTTGCTGCAGAGTCAAGACTTGCAGTTACTCCCCCAAAACCGCTGATAAAGCTGTTGACTCCTCCGCCAGCGGCACTGCCTAACCCGATACCATTAGCTTTGAATACTTTGGCCGTTATCTCGGCTTGTCGACGCATTTCGTCGTCAGTTAGTGGTCTTGAACCTGGATCGGCCATAAAAAAATCCTAGAAATATAATATATTTATAGGATTAATAAAGTATGTATATTATCAACTACTGTGATTTAGTCTGACCACGTGCTAGAACAGCATCAACTTTTTGTTTGGCTTCAGGGTAATCCTTAACTAAATCTTGAATAAAACTAGTATTAATTATATTCATGTTTGGGGATCCGTCAGCGTTAGTAATAAAAACATTGCCAACTTTAACTTGATTTGCATCAGCTGCGGCTGCTGCACTAGTGCTAGCAATCTGAGATTGAGCTGCCGGATCACCTTTAGCTGCTTTGTCTTTTGT